CTGACCACGCTGTTTACGCTTTGTAGTCCCATACAAGCAAAGAATCCTGTTGATCCCACTGTTCCTCTAAGCATAGTTTCCATTAAATTTCCTCGATGGGTGCAGGGTTGTAGGAGTTAACTGTATTAGATTTTTCTTCTTCGGTTAAATCATAAGTAGTAACATTTAATGCGTACTTACCATTTACTGTAAGAACAGGTGCTGTAACCCAGCGTGTTCCTTTACCTTCTGTCCAATGAGAATGACCTACTCTCTGCCCCTCTATATCAGCACGAGCATTAGCGTCTTCTTCGTTGTCGTATATTAAATAAATCATTATGATATTGAGTAATGGTTCATAATATTAGTTTCAAGTTTAGTTCGATTAGCTGTTTGATCTGAGTTATAAATAATAATTTCTTCTATTTGTCCGTCCCAAAAAGTAGTGCTATTGATCGAACCAATTCCCCCACTAGTTAATGCACTTTTACCATCTGCTGATGAAGTTGTACCCTTTGAAGTACCATCTAAAAATGTCTCAGCGTTTGATGAGCCAGCTATTGCTGTAAATAAATGTTTATCAGTATCTGCTGAACCAAGTGATATTTTTGTTGCACTATCTTGGTAGCCAAAATTAAAATTGCTACTAACTAAAATTGGAATATAAAATCTAAAGTCAGGGCTATTCCTAGATAATGCTAAACCTGTCCTAGAACCACTCGTTGTGCTACTTTTAGCTACAACAAATCCTGAAGCAGAATTAGTACTAGATATAAGATTAGTGGGCATATCTAAGGTATCATTTGTGACATCAAAGTCTATTCCATTTGATACTAAAGAGCCATTGTTTACAATTATAGGTTGTTCACCCTCAGTTGTTTGCGGTGCGTTATTTGCATTGCCTGATTGGTCGTACCAAATTGAAACAAAACCTTTACCTAATATCTTAAAATTAGAAACAGTAAAGTTAGAAGGAGCATCACCTTCACTAAATCCAACTCCTACATAATTTCCAGTAGCTGTAAGTGTAGCTGTTTTAGAGCCAGAACTTGTATAATTTACGGAATTTGAAGCTGAACTTCCTCCATTAAGTGCAGTTCTAAGAGAAATGGATGGAGAACCATTTGTAATACTTATATCAAAAGAAACAGATATTGCAGTTCCACTAGTTCCATCTGGCAAATCTGATACTGCAAACCCTGTTGAACCTGTGTTAGACGCAGTAAATCCGCCAGTAGAAGCATTACTAAAGGACTCATATCCTGTGTTAGCAAACACTCCGTTTGTATTTACATAATCAACTAAAGCTCCTGAGTTTATTTGGGATACTGTAAAATCTTCTTCGCCAGTGCCTTGTCTGCGAACACGAACTGCTAAAGGATCACCCCCAGTAAGACTTCTAAGGCTGTACGCAGCAGTAGGAGCAGCTATTGAGTTAATAGTCTCTCCTATTTGGTTCAGCCGTCTCTGCCGACCCAGGGCTGAATCGAGGCTAATGTGCATATTAAACCTTGTGTAGTTGTACTACGCCGGAGCTAATTTGAACAGTAGTAAAATTACCATAAATAATTGTACCAGCCCCAAATGACCCTTCAGTTAAAAGATCAGCAGAGCCATCAATATTTGTAGCAGTTAATGTTCCGCTTAGTGTTGAGTCCTTTAAAAATTGTATTGCTCCAAATTTTCCAGAGGCAGATGCAGCACCTCTTAATATTTTTGAACCAGCAGAACTGAACTCCAATGCGTTATTTCTTGAACTTGCCATAATTGTGTATTATATCATATAGGTTATCGTGATTGACGATTTACATATGTAGAGAATCGTTTGTTCACAGTATTGTTGTTATTTCTAATATCTATTTTTTCTAGCTCCTGGGCTAGGTAAGTCTGTGCTATTTGCTCCTCGGCTATAGCCTCCTGTTGACGATTCTGCACACGGAGAAAGTCAGCGTACACAGCGTGAGCTATAAAGTTAAAGAACTCAGAGGGTACTTCAACTGTGGAGTTGTAGAAATCAGAGGTAACAGTAAAAGGGGTGAATTGTTTTTTATATGAAACAAAAGCTAAGTTATCTGTTGTGTTTGCAATATTAAGAATATTTGCACCATCAAAATCTACAAAAAATTCGTACTCAATACTTGAGTTATTTACAAATGCTTTTTTGCGATGTATTCTATTAAAATCTCCAATGGTAGTTTTATTTGTTTCCGCATAAGGAATAAGGCTTTTAGCAGCAACTAATAAGGCTTCTGACGTTTGACTAGGTGTCCAAGTTTCTACGTCCTCAAGTCTGTCTTTTTTTATAGAATCCGCCTCAGTAAATAATGTTGCACCAGCACTGGTAATATCTATTGTTCCATCAGAGTTTATTGAAAACCCAGCATCAAAGGTAACAACCCAAGCATTACTGCTATTTTTGTATATTAAATTTACGGGAGCGGCTGGATTTGAATCTTCGTAAACTTTAGTCCCAGCTATTCCTATGTCCCCATCATTAAGACCTATAAATCTATAGTTTCCATTAGCTCCATCAACATTTCCAGTTGCCCCTGAAAGAACGTATGCAATAATATTTCTTTTTTCTGAGCTAACAAAATATCTAGGCCACACAGGGCTAGTATCAAAGGCTTGTTGAAACCTTCTGTTTATGAAATCCGCTACCTGTGTATCTTCTGTTCCACTACCAGGTAGTTCTCCCCCAGTACCTATCATTGAAGTAATTAATCTAAATAAATCCTTGTAGGTGCGTGTTTGCATTATGCTTTGTTGGGGCTTAGTTCAGGAAACTTCTTATTGTAATACTTTAAAAATTCTTTTGAATGCACAGTCTCGTGACCGTACTTCTTTGTGAGTCTAAAAAACTCTCTTGCAGGTATTGTAGCAACTGGTTTACCTAATACTGGATGAGTCTTACCTTTTAATTCTTTGGCTTCCTTCCTAGCTTGTTCGACCCTTTTATGTTCGGTTTCTCTCTCCAGTTTAAAGCCAGTTTTGATCTCCTTCATAAAAGCACGATCAATCTCGCCATCAGAATACCTTTTGAAATTAGGTACAATTATATTCATATTAAAAAGGTGGGGGGCTTTCACCCCCCAACCAGAATTTAATTATGCGTTGACGCGCTTGATACTAAGCAATATCTTCATTTTTCCGCTTGTGCTTCCGTCCAATGCGGATGCAGATGCAATAGTGATGTTTCCATCAGCTGCTGCAACAATGCGAACATTTGAAGCATCGCCACCATCATCTAAAGCAGAACCAGTATTAACTTTAGTTCCAGTTCCGTTAGCATTATGGTTTGCAATAAACCCTTCAGCAACAGCACTTCCAGAAGCTGGATTAACGCTACCGTCATATCCTACGCTAATGTTAGAGCTTACGCTGAATGCTTCAGAAACAACAAGTGCTGCTCCGTCAATAACATCACCAGCTTTTACCCCTACATTGACTAATGTAGTAGTATTGCCAGCGGCAGTTGTGAAATCACCCGGTGTAAGGATAATTTCGTCTGTGTAGCCAGATGTTCCAGCTTCATTTACAGTTAAACGTGACATATTATTATATCTCCTTGGGTTAAGGGTTAAGCAGATGATACGATTTTACCGTGAGCACCAGGGTGGTATACACCGAGGGTCAAAGCGCAATCAACGAAACCACGCTCACCACCACCTAAGTTAGGTAGGCGAGTGCTTCCCATTGGTATAAGTTCGTGAACGCCATAGTACTCTGGGTTAACTAAATAACCTTGCATTCCTGCTTCACCGGCTTGTGTTGGAGCACAGTCAGGATTAGCGTTAACAACAGAAACTACACCGTGATCACTTTGATAAAGATCAACAGATAGTTTGATTGAACCGCTTTCACCATTGTAGTTAACATTACGAACTGAATCACCACTTGCTCCACCAATGCGAGCAAAGTCGCTAATATCAGTTCGAAGAGCAGTGTCAGCAATAAGCATAAGGTTTTCGCTTGTTCCAGTTACCTTGAAGATAGAAGAAATAAGAACATTAAGTTCTGATTCAGCAAAAGCATCATCAGTTACATCAGCTATGCTTGCAGCTGGTGTACGGAAGTCAGCAGGAACATCGGAGGGAGTACCTGCACCACCTGCGTTATTTGTAGATTCAATCCATTTTCCAAGACCACGAAGTGCATTAGCAACGCCAGCACCGTTTTCAATAGCGGAATCTTGTGCGCCAGAAAGTGTGGCTTCAATATCACGCTTTAACTCACGGATAGCTTTTGCTTCAGCTTGAGCGATTTTAGCAGGACCTACGGAATCAACTGCTTCTTGCAGATCAGAAACCATAAAGTCACGACGGAATTTTTGAACACGATTGCTAAGACGAGCACGGCCAGCGAACTTGTCAGTAAATGCTGTTACGTCAGCACCTTCTGAGATACCTGTAGTTACAGGTGCAGAAAGGCTGTCAACAGTCCACTCAACATTAGTTGCAGTAGCACGTTCTTTATTAGCAGACGAAAGAATAGGAGTTTCTTCTGGAGCAAGGATAGTCAAGACATCAGTCAAGTCCTCACGATTAGAAACAGCCGACCCTTGATTTGTAGTATCGAATGTATTAGTAAATGCCATTTTATTAAATAATTATAATGAGTTAGTTTATGAGCGAGAGCTCATTTTAAGTTTACGAAGAGCAGCAAAATCTCTAGCATTACCCGTTTCTTTGAACCTGGCTTCTAATTCTTTTAGAGCCTTGGCAGTTCTTCCCATTCCCTTTTCGGATTGAGCAGCGGCTGGATTACCTGTCTTAGGAGGGTTGAGTGTAGGAGCTTTCTTAGTTTCTACTACTGGCTTGCGTCCATATATGCTATTTGTAGCGTGCGCGAACCAATAATCTAATTGAGCAGCAACATCTGGTGCTTCACGTTTCAAGACAGTTTTTAACTTCTTGAACCTGTCATCACCTACAGTAGCCTCGAACTGTTTGCGTAAGTCATTGTCCTCACCATCCAACCATTCAAGTTCTTTTTTGGCTTGTTGGTTGAATTGCTCCGTGAGCTTTTCCCCCTGTTCTTGAGCCTGAACTTGTTTTAGTTGAGCGGGAAGAAAAGTTTTCTGTGCTTTCCGGGCTTTTAGTAAAGCCTGTCTAACATCCTTCTTTGTCCAATCCTTACCCTCAATCGTGGTTACTACATCTTCTGCACCGTAGCCATCACTTTCAAAGATTAAGTCCTCAGCCCATTCAACTACTTGGTCAACCTCAGCGGCTTTCTGCTGTAATTTCTCGATAGTATCCAGATTCCCGTACGGATTGTTTTCTACCTTTTTCGCCTCCAATGGGTTCGGCTTTTCTTTGAGTCGTGCCTCTAACTGTGTAAGTCTTTCTTCAGCAGCCTTACGCTTCGCAGTCAATTCACCGAATCGAGCTACAGCACGGCTACCTAACTTTTCAGCTAGTTCACGCAAATCCTCCTCGGACATATCGTCCAAGTCCAACTGTGAAAGAACATCTTCGGATTCTTGGGATTCCTCAGTGGCTTCTTCTTCAGTTTCTTCGGCTTCGGATTCTTCCTCAACTTCCGATACTTCTTCTTCTACCTCCTCGTCCTCCTGCTCAGGATCTTCCTGGGATTCTTCTTCCTTGGGCTGTTCAGTCCTTGGAGCAAGTTCACCAATTCGACGCTGTGCGAAATCCGTGACGGATATATTTGTTTTTTCCACTGATTCTGTTTCTGCCTCAGCGTTAGCAGTTGCTATTTCTTCTGTCATAATTTATCCACTCATTAACGCGGAGCGATCGCGATAGTCGCATTATAACATAGTGCTTACATTCTATCCAAATGTTTCTTGGATAGCTGATCCCAGTTCACTAACTGGAGGATTTGGTCATAGGTAATTATGCGACCGGAAACTTGTTGGATTCCATCCACGGATGCTTCGTGTAACTCCTGAATGGTTTCTTCACGAAGTTCGTGAATCATTTTAATAAATCTAGCAAATGCTTCGTAGTTGTGAAGCGTTTTAATATCATCTTGTATTTGCATTATCTAGCGGCAGAACGCATTACAGCAACCATTCTTGGTCCTCTGGATTTAACTTGTTTGTACCAATTGCTATCAACCATTTCGTCGGCAGCTGTTTGGTAATCGTTGTTCATAAGTCCAGCTTTCATTTTCTTAAACTTGTTAAGTTTTGTCAACCCTAGATTAAAGGCCATATCTACAATAGCCATTCTTGCAGCTTCGGGACGTTTTGCTAAATCGGGATCAAACTTTTGTGCATCAGCAAATGCCTGCTTTAAGCTGTGATTATAAAGAATTTTTGTTTCTTTGTCAGTAAGTTCTCTGCCCCTGAATAGCTCATTTATATCAATGCCTTGTTGTTTTAAGAACCTTCTGTTACCAGCATCCTCAAGATTAAAACCAATCCCTATGGTTCTATTACCCTTGCTGTCCTCGTAAACCTTTGGCTTGTTCCCTTCATTGAGCTTGAACATATTAAAGTAGTTCTCAGCACGTTGCTCTTGTACTCTACGATTTGCTAGTTCTCTGGGTGTTTTGTTATCTGCCATTGTGTGAATTATTGAACAACAAAATATTATTATTATATTACATATTCTGCGTTTGTATTTCACCCATCTGTGCGGGGGCTGTTCCGACTCTACCAATTTGTGCATTCTGTGCTTGTTGTACTTGGAACGTATATTGACCATTGTATTTCTGAAGTCGAGCAGCAAATGCTTGATCGGACTGCAATCGTTGTGCAATGTCTGGCTGTTGAGTATATTGCTGTATAACTTGTAACGCAATCTGTGCTCCAGCAGGTCTAGCGGGCATTTCAATGCCAGCAAAGATCTTAGCCAGATCATCGGTAACTTGCTCAACAATTTGCTGTTGTGCAGTTTCAACTGGCTGTAGAACGGCATCTGCCATAACTGGATCAATGCTTGCAGCAGCTACATCTAATAAATTATCTACATTTAGACGATTATTTGAATTTAGCGCATTTAAGGCTACGAACTGTTGTAGCTTCTTTTCTACAGTTTCTGGGTCAGTATTCTGAACATCAAAGTTAATTAAGATATCAAAGTTCTCATCTGGGTTACCCTTATTAAAGACCTGCGGATCAGGTACACCAGTAACTCTAAAAAATACTTCATCTGGCCCGAATCTTTGAAAGCACTTGTAAGCCATCTTAATTACTTCAGATGTATGACTAAGGAACTTATCCACCAAGAACTGCTTTCGTATTTGACTAATCTGTGAGTCCTCATCAAGTCCAACTAATCTATCCGCTAAAGATAGTAAAGTGCTTTCCATCTCTATCGATCCAGTTGGTGGTGGGGGAGTAGGTGCAAAGTCCAGATCACCCTTACGACGATATGGAATCAATCTACCTGGACCCCAATCATTAGGAGCTTGTCCTACTGGGTGAAGTATTGGTGGAAGAGTCGCTAGACTGTTTCTATCCACCCTTGAGTCACGCTCAACTTTTACTTGGTTTTGTATACCACGAAGTATTGAAGGAAGTGTAGTTGTGTCATATAGACGCTTACTATCCTCGGATAGTTTTGTTACTACAACCGGGTAATCCTCGTAACCATTAAGAAGCTCGAACTTAGCGTACCCTTGTACTTCTTCATTACCACTGAACTCCTTGTGAAATACTGTAGAATATATACCCTCTGAACCATCTTCTTGATCAATTAAGCGTTGATAGGCAAAACATATTTCAACAAGCTCATCAGCTTCATAAGCGTTGTCAGATAGGCTTAAACTTCTACGCCCTTCTTGTTCTCTTTCTATGGAATCAATGTTTACCCCTCTGTATTTAGATATAATATAATCCACAAAATCCTCATCCCAACCATCGGTAACTACTTTATTTTCTAGTTCTTGAGGAGTGTAGTAAGTTTTCCAAAAACAGTACGGTGCTCTTTGTGGATCAGTAACATATGGAGGAAAAAAGAAATCACCATCGGGCGCAAGTGTTTTAACATCAGGAGCGTTAACCTGTCTACGAACTATAGGAAGTTCAGCCGTTCCATTTTTTCTTAGCTCACGTAAAGCCTTCTTGGCTCGTTTCTTTGTAGTCCCTTCAAAGGTTGCTTGAAGCAAGGCTGTTAGTTGTTCGTCATCCTTACCGTCCTGTATTGCTACAGATACTTCTGGGCTAACCTGTGCAATCTGATTAATGTCCAGTTGCTGTAGGATACGTCTATCCTCTCTTTGCCACCCTATATAGGTAATCAGTATACCTCGCTCAAGCAAATAGTTAGCTCCTAGTTCCATCTCTCTATGGAATCTAGGTATGTATCCAGAGGATACCATCCATTTTAAAAATCCAGAAACTATACGACTTCTAGCTATATCTCCACTTTCAACTGGAAATGCTCTTACATTTGCACGATTTAAAGATGCTATAAACAAAGATACTAGTCGAGTAATCCTTTCGTCAATGAGGTGGCACTCCATATCGCTTGCACCCTCCCAAGGAAAAGCATCTGCTCCGTGTTTTCTGTGATCACGGCTCTTGCCTGGCCAGAAATTTCTGCGATCATCATAAGATGTACGACATAGGTCAAAATATGCTTCTAGCTCCACAACTGTTTGGTCATAGGCTAGACGTAAAGTTTTAATATCCGGTTCATCCTGCAAATAAGTCAAGGACTCGGAAATATTATCAGTTATCATTTTTTGGGTTTAATCTTTTATGAACGGATTTTAATAACCGTATAGTATATGTAGATGATACGCCTATTGTATCACATAGCTCTGCATTTGTCATATGCACAGATGTTTCGTGCATAACATATCTACGCAATATTTCCCAAGCGGATAATCTATCCACTTGTTCTTTGCACCATTCGCGGTTCAATGTTATATCATCCTCCCCTTCGGACATATCTGTAAGTTGTTCCTTTATCGTCCTCAATAGCCTCAAATGTTACTTGTTTGCCTATTAGTTTACCTTGCCACTTTCTCGGAATAAGCATAGGGACTTTCTTTCCTATTTCTTTATTGTGAACATAATTAAACTTCGGGTTAGGGCATTCGTACAGAACTATACCTAAATAGTGCTTGGGTATAATTTCTTCTATCATAAATGAATCCTGAAGAATAGCTGTACCCTCCTCAGTTACCCAAGTATTCTTACCTTTCCCGGTCAAAGAACCATCTGGCAACTTTTCTAAAGCTATACGCATAGCTTCCTCGAACTCAACTTCTTGTTCTTCTGCGATCTTTACTAATTTCTTTTTTGGCATTAATAACCTCCTTGTGCTCTAGTTGTTGTTTGCATTTCGTTTGCTGTGAAATAATCAGGACCCATTCCTGCATTTGACATTCTTAAATATCTAAGGGCATCAAAGAAATCTTTTAGTGCCTCATCGGATTTACCCTGGGAGTTGTAGTTAATTATACTCTCTATTAGATTACCGCAGTCCTTATGCACATAACATCTAGGACGATTGGCTTCATCTATATCAAAGTTAGGATTATAATTAAACCATTCATCCAAAGCTGTGCATCCTATTTGTTCCGTCTGCCCATCGGATGCTATGAAGCTCATACCGTAATCATAGAACCTAGTAAATAAATCCACATTACTTTCATTCTCTTTAGCAAAGAATCTAGAATCCCCTATGCGCTCCATTACTTCTATGCCCATATCTTCCTCTATTTCTTTGAATAGTTCTGCGTACCCTTCTACATCGTATCCTATCTTTTTAGCTGCTGGTCCGTATCTCCACTTTGGATCGCCAAACAAAGCCCATTCGCCATAGGTATCTCTATCTGGCCACTCCCTTCGTATAAATATTTCATCCTCCTCGGATACTCCAGCCCATATAGCAACATAGTTTCTAGCAAATGCGGGATCAACTACCTGATACCAGGTAAGTGAATCCTTTGATGGGAACTTTATTCCGTGCTTATTAGGATCATCGGATATAACATTTAGCTCAGGTGTAAAGTTAGGAAGCAATGAAGTCATTGACTTCGTAGGTAATCCGTAAGCACGAACCATTATTTGATCTTCGCTGGAGTTCTTTAAGTCCTTTGCTATACGATCGTACCCACCAAATGGGTTCTCATCCGAATGCAGATAAACTATCCCAGCATCTCGTTCTGGGCTGTACTGCTGAACTGGGACATCTTTACCCAGAAGCTTTGCGTTCCTAGTTTTAAGTGTTTCAGCACCCTTCAGGTATTCGGAGACAAAGGGTGTGTACCCATCAATAGGAGTAAATCCCAGTATCATCTTGGAGTTTCTAGTAGCTAATCTAAATCTTAGAGTATTAACAAGTGAGGCATCCCCTAGATATTCATCCAGCCAAGCCCCTATATTTAGTGAATTAGCTTCCTTGAACCCGAACTCAAAACCTTCAAGTATAGTTTGGTTATTGCTGAACTGAGTGTAAGTTTTGAAGTCCACTCTAGTTCTTGTATCTGGAAAAATAAAAGAGCTTCCAGTAAAACCATTTTGCATACTATAATTTATATATCCTTCAATACCTTTTGTTTTCTTTCTAAACTCCTTGGGCATCATCGCCCATACAGCAGCTTGCTGTACTTTAACAGAGGTATCAGCGTTTTGACTGAAGCATACAACGTGTCCATCAGTATTATTAACGACTGCTTGCATTAGCATCTTTGCACAACCAGTAGTCTTTCCACTTCTATTTCCACCGAAAGTAATTACCTCGTCGTACTTATCTATCGCATCTCGCATTCTATCCCAACCCGGTAAATCAAATCCGTGACGCAAGGGATCGCTTTCCGCGGCTCTTATACGCCCCTCGTGAGCTTCGTGCAGATCGGATAGCAACTTAGGATCAGCCTCTCCCAGAAGAACTATCTCTTCATCCGTTGGAGCTTCGAGGATGGGGTGTTTTGTGAATTCAATTAGCATCCTGAATCTCTGCGTCTATTATTTTAGCTTTCTCTATTCTGTCCCTAGCAGCTTGAATAGTAGCCTCGTACTCATCCTGAGTATATATCTTTCTATCCTCGGTAATCTGCGTAGCCTCGCCCCTAGCCGTCAAAGCCTCCCTAGCGGAGTTAGCTTTAGCTATTGATAGTTCCTTCAAATCCCGGAAGGATACCTCCATTTCTGGATCATTCTCCATTCGGTCACGAACTTTATCTATTAGATCCTCCTCTAGGCTGGATAGGTTCAAGTAGTTCTTTGCCGCGATCCTACCACTTAGTTCGCGGAACTTGCCAAGATGATCTGCGTAGTCAGCTAGGATGGATATAACTGTTTCTCTGTCGTAACCGTACTTGCGTACCAACTTAGTCTGGCTCGCCCCAGTGCTGTACAAATACAGCATCTTAGCCACCTTATCTGGGTTGTATACGCTTAGGCTTTTGATACTACTGGCCTGTTTCTCAGAAGCTATCTTGTGGATACTTTCTTTGATCCTCTGTATCAAATCCAGCCTTTCTTGTTTGGATTCATCCTGCATCTCTTCGAGGTCTAGTACGTAAAACACAATATGTCAATACTAAAAGCTTGACATAGTTGCAGTGGTATATGTTACAATGCCTACCTTAAGACAGCCAAGTCATAAGTATGGTAACAATCATTAATGACGCTCACCCCAAGTGAGCGCGTCATTTTAAAAGATTACAGGCAATCAAGGAAGGGCTACCATATGGTAGGCAGTAAGCCCTTTGAGTACCATATTTTTTTGAGGCAGTATTCTTATATATATGTGTTGCGTCGTCGTCGCCGTTTGACCCCCGCCACCCCTACAATTAGAACTGCTAATAGTTATACAATCTTAGGACTGCTATTAGCTTTACTAATACTTTAAATGTACAAGAGTAGCATTAGAATTGCTAATACTAACTGCATAGTGTACATTTGTGCAGTACGCCTGGGCTATAAGCTGTACTTATAGTAAACTTAACTAATATAAGCCGGGCTAATGGTCCAGTTGGTTTGGTAAATGGTGTACATAGGTTCAGTATTTTTTTCATAAAGGGTAATATATTAATACTAGGATTGCCCAGAATTAGAATAGCTTATACCCAGGTTTAAATGAATTTTATTCTTTACTTTTGTTCAAAAATCTATCTCAGCTAGCAAGGCATCTATTATGCTCTATAAATGGCTAGGCTTTGGGGTGGTATCTAGATATTAAAAACTTCTAAAAACGCCCTTTAGGTGCATTTATGTTGATAAGTTTTACTTATACTAAACCTGGTTTTGTATTAGAATAATTAATATGATTACTTTTTTTTATCTTTTTTCTACGTTTTTATTGACATTTAATAATTTATTGTCATTCTATTAATTATATCAGTTCTTTAATAGTTTAGTGAGGTTTTTTTAGACAATCCGAATTTATTTACTAGTGACGAATCTAGTTAGAGAAGTGGAGTTCGACTTATTCGCGATTCTTTGAAGGTGGTAGTTAAACTATGGGATTGAGCCCTATTATTAGAAGTGCTTTTACCAAAAAAGGGAGGTATAGCACGCTGACAAGCTAAGACCTTGCCAGTCTCGTGAGGTGCATTGTAATGTGCATTTGGAGATTATAGCTAAGTAAACTCAAAACTTGGTACTGACAATACTAGGTTTTAGGTAAGTGTGCGTAGGAGCGTTGAGCGACCGATAGCACTTACCATATGCACCCGAAGTGATATTCCTTCCCGTCGGTGGGTGCGTTAAGGCAATCAAGCTGAACTGAACAATCACATAAGAAAATGAAAAATATTAAATCTCCTATAGCCACTCCGACTTATCGGAGACGTAGAGCAAAACGCGAGTTTTGGAATACTACTAAGGCTTATGCAAACTATGAGCTAAGGAATCCTAGCTCATCAAGTACTGCAAAGTCTAATACTAAGCATATTGCACGCAAAAAGAGTACATTCAAATCAGTCAATGACTGGATATCGCAAATGGGCGAGGATGTACGAGTACAAACATACGTAGAAAGTAAGGTCAGATATGTCTAAAGAAGTTGAAACTAGAATGATCAAACTTATGGCAACATTTGCCCTTAGTTTGCTAACTAAAGAACAGTTTGAAATCGTAAAGAGTAAAACTGTAGAACGTATGAAAATAGAAGGGTTTAAGGACGTATGAATAACATTATAGACGATCCAAGAACTACATTAATATATCTTGAGCACTTAAAAGCAGTTGCCAAAAGTTTTAGAAGGCAAACTTGGGATAAAAATTATACTTCAAGTCTAGTTTTCTATGAGGTAATTAAATGCATAGAAGAACAAGAAGAAATAGTGGAGGATTCAATCCCAGAGTGGGATCAAATAATGAGTGAACATTAATATGAAAAATAAAAAAGAAAAAAATAAAACTAAGTCAAGTAATGCTAGTAAATTACTACGCATTGCAAAAACTTATGAGCAAAAACAAATACTAAAAAGTCTCGCAAAGCAGAATAAAATTATATTCATAACTGATTAATGAAAAGAATAAGTGAAACTACTGACATAAAAATAGCCAATAATATAAAGCGATGGCATAACAGAGCATCGCCTAAAAATATTGACGAAGGTATGGTATGGTACGATGATGCTATGCGATTCTCTCGCAAACTTGCAAGGGAATACAAAGTGACAAGGCGTACATCAGCTGGCGTTATAGCTTGCTTATCCCCAAATAACAAATGGGATCGAAACAAATACGATGCCGAACAAATGATATCGCATTATCGCGATGGGCATAAATCCTGGGAAGGATTGAAGATATGCACATACGATGACAACAAGGATAGAGCTTGGGACATATTAACTAAGGGAGAAAAACTTACAGAAAAATCGCCTAAGACGCATTCATTCGCTATGAATGTAGGAGAAAACTCCCCTCACTATGTAACGATTGACAAGTGGCATATGAGGGCAAGCCTATCGAGGCCAAGGGATGGCATCACATTGACGCAAGAAAGCCCTACCAAGCTACAGTACAAGCGATTAGAAAGGATAACTTTAGATATAGCCAAGATGCACAAGCTGAAGGGCTACGAACTACAAGCCATCATATGGCTAACAATAAAAGAAAGGTGGAATAGATAATGACTACAGAAGAAAAGCAATACCTAGATGATATGACTAATGAGTTCAAACCCATAGTCGATAACATCGAGAAAGGCATAAGAACTACTAAAAATAACTATGCCAAGTACGGACAAGCCCTAAGTTACTTTTCAGATGGGTGTCCAGACAAAGCTCTGACCCTTATGCTTGTATTCAAAAGGGCTGGGGCTAATATGCAGGGACTTCGTGATGGATACAGAACATTCATCAAATCAAACTAACAAAAGAAAACAATGATTAAAACTAATAAACCAAAGCACGACTACCTTATGAAGGTAAAGAACAATGAGGATGGGTGGAAGACCATTAAAGAAATGCGAGAGAACGCAAAAAAATGCGGAAGCTCTTACCGCCTAGTCCTCCGAGGATCGAAGCCAAAAACCCCTTGGGGTAACCGACCAAGCATACCGCTTGATGATGCCCAAGAGATACGGATATACATACGACCGAAGGACAACGTCAGATACGAGAACCCAAGGTCATACGAAGGCGTATACGATGGGCTAGTCCAACGTAATCGAAGCCTAATGGATGAGATTAACCAACTCAATGATAGGAACTACGAACTAAGGGTTCGCATTGAAAAACTGATTCATTACTCGAAGAAAGTCCGGGCTGACTTGAGTGAAACTCTCAGCTACTTATTAACAAAAATGGAGAACTATAATTGATGCCCTTTATGAGAAGGGGCAACTATAACCAAAAGTAAATATGTACGAAGAAGTAGAAGTAGAAGTAGAACTAAGAGGTAGGCAGTTCAACATCCTAGCCGACGTTGACTACCGAATAGAAACTTGTGAATGCAGTTCCGAATGCGGTGACCAATGGGTTACTGAGAAGTGGGACGAGATTCAGATCGAAGACATACAAATCAAATACGTGTACTACTGGACGGACTCCGAAGAGTACAGAGAAATACCAATCAACTCGCTATCAAAGGATGACATAGTGTTAGTCAATGAAGCGATACAAGAAGAGATAGAAGAACTAAATGAGTAACATCAAACATAAATATACTACAGTAATACGAACATCCAAGGGTAGCCGTAATGGTAAGTCCTTTGATGATCTCCAAGAGCTAAAGGCTCGCAAGTACCGGTTCGATAAGATGCACGGAGATGATACTAAATCCGCTATGAACATCTATGAGTTCACGGATGGCCAATACGAACTACTAGGTGTTCACAAAACAAATGAACCCTTTGAATTATTTATTCCTAAGTTGGGGATAATGGTATAACAATAATAAATTTACTGCACATCTAATAAGATACTATGCCAAAGGAACAAAGCTTTACTAGCTCCTGCGGAGAAAGCTCAAACCCTCTTGACCGAGTTTCACAAGAGAAGACCCACAGCAGAATGGGAAGAGCCCGTTAGGTTTTATTAGATACTTACTATAACAATAACAAGAGAAAGGAAAAGAAAATGGGACGATATATATCAGGAGATATCGAAAGAAAGTTGTGGTTCGGTGTGCAAGCATCGGACGCGGCAGATAGGTTCGGATGCAAAGGAGAACCTCCAGCCTACATAGAGTACTACTTCGATAAAGATGACCTACCAAAAGTAACAAAAGAAATCAAAAGCATTGAGCAATCAATTGATGTAAAGAAGATGGATGAGTTCTTTCATAGCGTGGATCACTACAATCAAGATGATCTGGACAAGAGGGAGATAACTAAGAGGGATCTCAAGGAGTACGCTGACCTCTGCTTGGGCAGAGATATTCAAGCGTGCATTGTAGATACTGGAGAGTGCTCATTCATAGCAGAACTATAGCCAACTAACAATATGGATAAAAATATACTTACAGAAAAGCAAATTCAGAGATTACAAACACGCCTTTACGAAGTGCGTTGTGCGATAGGGCATTGGGAGGGTCAAAAAAGACAAGCCGAACATTACCTAAAAGAACGCTTAAAAGAGCAAACAAAAATTGAGAACCAATTAACTATTGATTGAACCCTACCTTATGGCATCCAGTCCTTATGGCTTTCAACCCTATGACTGAATGTTTTTTATAAAAAAACTATTAACTTAATGATTGACTACCAAGGAAGGGCATTCTTAAGGTAGGCAATGGATTGACACCCTGTCAAGTAAAAAAAAAATAAATACTAACAGAAAGATAAAATGTGGATACTACCAAAACAATTACACACATCAGCCTTTGTTCAGGATACGAAGGCATCGGGCTTGGACTCCGAAGAGTTCTCCCAAATCTGCGAGAAATCGCTTACGTGGAGAGGGAAGGATTCCCAATCGCGAACCTGGTTGCAAAGATGGAAGCGGGAGAACTGGATCAAGCACCTGTGCATACGGACGTTAAGACCTTCCCATACAGAAAGTTTCGAGGATGCGTGGACATCCTTTCTGGAGGATTCCCGTGCCAACCCTTCTCGGCTGCTGGAAAGCGTAAAGCAACTGACGACCCAAGACACCTCTTCCCCTTCATTGCTGAAGGAATCAGAGAGTGCCAACCTCGAATTGTTTTCCTCGAAAACGTGGCTGGAATCATCTCAGCCAAGACCGGGGACGGAGAATCAGTTCTCAAATATGTCCTCAGAACATTGGAAGAAATGGGTTACCGAGCAACGGCAGGAATATTCTCAGCGGAAGAAGTTGGCGCACCTCACCAACGCAAAAGAGTCTTCATACTTGGGATGGCCAACAGCGAGGACATCGGACGCAGAGGGCGGACGCATCGAAACGGAGATGACCAACGAGGGCTTCAAGAGCAAGAGGCACAAGAGCAACCAAACCTTCGGGGCAAAACTGCGGGACGCAGTAGAGACTCACGAGGAGAACTGGGCAACTCCGATAGCCAACGATGCCAAGGGGAGCGACTACGCGGGGACGAAGGAGAACCCGAAGGCTCTCTATCTGGGCGGTCAAGTCAAGAACTGGGCAACGCCTCAGACCTTCGATGCCAACAACCTAGTGCGGACTCCAGAGAAACTGGCACAAACCAGAGCGGAGAAGAACGCAGGGTGTATGAACCTCAGAGAACAGGTTCACTATCCCGATATGGATCACAGTCGCAAGACAGCCAAGAACTGGGCAACGCCACGAGCGAGTGCAACGGACTCAACTCGACCAAACGGCAAGGGGGGAATACCTCTAGCCAATCAAGTGAAGAACTGGCCAACCATTCAGGCGAGCGAGCCGAGGCAGGGTTATCAGGATCGGACGAGAGGCAAGAAGGGAAGTCAGAAGAGCTTGACTACTGTAGTTATGGATGGCCATCAAGACCAGGCGAACCCCAATACGACTGGGAAGAACCTAGAGTCACAGCAGTGGCCGACACCAAGAGCCAACAAGGTTCACCCTCAGATAACGGAGGAGAACCGAGAGCATCTAGCCAATCGCAAGAAGTCCAACCTAGAGGAGGACATAGCGGGTCATTGCGGAAAAGCAACAGGCAAGCTGAACCCGAACTGGGTGGAGCATCTAATGGGTCTACCTGTGGGGTGGACGCAACTGCCAACCGAGTGGATCGACTCCGATTGCTAGGCAATGGGGTTGTCAATCAGACTGCCGCCAAAGCATTTGTTACATTAATCCAAAGAGTAACCAATAAATAATATGAATACTATGAATGATAAAATAAAACTAGCCATTAGATGGTTTCAAGATAACGATATTCCTGCATACGAAGATGATGGAAGCATTTACGTTCAAGCAGGAGGAGATGCAGATGTTCAAATATCAACCGCTGAAGTTAATTTCAGGGCTGAACTCCAAGAGGGCATAAGTTAATATGAAAGATGAAGAGTACGAAGAGTTAGTTGCCGGGGGAAAAGA